ACAGTCCAAGTATCAAAAGTGCGATCTCCTGCAACTTTTAGAATACGACCTCTAAAAGGAACATCGATTGGAGCAATATTTGATGCTGGAAGAGCAGCTGCCTTGCAAAGAAATCTGAATGTTTCTTGCACAGTTGAACCCCATTGTGCAGGATTTTCAGATCCAAGTGCTGAGGTAGGAAAAGCTGGGATGTCAACTTCGAATAGATTAGGACGAGCGCCACCCCCAGCGAGTTTTGACTTGAAGTTTGAGATTGTTCTGAGAGCCATTTTTAGATTCCTCCTTAATTGGTTTTATTTGTTAGTTGTCTCAGACGCGACCAGCGACTTCATCGAAGCTGACGCCAGTTCTTGTTGCGATAAAGGTCAATTCAACGAAGTTGATAGATCTGGTTGGCTTCAAGAAGATGTCTGCGCGGAACTCATTATTGTCAATAATATCGGGAGTGTTGTTCGTTTCATCACAAATAACCAGGAAGTCAAAGAGACCTCTCTTAGATTGAATATCCCTGAGGAATGGTTCAACGATGTTAACAAAGTTTGCTCTTGTGATTTCATCATTGAATTCAAAGAGTTGAGCCTCTGCTGCTCTCTTGAGTGATTCTTGAATGTAGAGGAATACTCTACGAACATTAATTCTGTCAAATGCTGATGCATATCCCAAACCAGTTTTATCTCCGAAGAGTAGAATTCCAATACCTGGCTTATTCACAACTGGGTTGATTCTTCTTGGATATAGAAGATCTCTTTGTGCTTTAGTTGGGTTGTATGCAAGTTTGATTGCATTCAATAGAACTCCTCTTTGTTGACCAGCAGGTGAGAACCATGGGAATGAATCTCTTGTGGTTCTTGCCATCAACCCAGCGATATCACCATTGCAAGGAACATAACGGAATTCATCATTAAATCTATCATAGATGTATTTGTATCCTGAATCAAATACAGCATATGATGACGAAGTTATAGGTTCAAAAAACTCAATTATATTATCAGTTTGCGTATCTGAATTTGTAAGGTTAACAACTGCTGTTCTGTTTGGAGAAATAACTGCTATACAATCTTTTCTTGTATCGGTGATTGCAATTAATTTATTTGCTTTTGCTTGGGATTCCTCTTTTGTTCCAAGACCAGGACCCATGATTAGAAAATCAATATCGACTTCACTATCATCAAGGAATTTATCATAGGCAGTTGAAAGTTTTCCAAGAGTCGCAGTTAAAGATCCTGTTGCAGTAAGGTTTTCTCCACCATTGTAATTTTTGCCACCTACAAGAGAGTAAGTAACATTTCCAATTCCTGTAAACGTGACATTCTGTGCATCCTGACCCCAACTTCCATTAGATAGTGTGATTGGAACAAAGTTGGTTGAAAAACCTGTCGCAGCAGGAATTGTATTATGGAATGCGTCAACTGCATCTGATGGACTTTTTCCTGCAAATACATATTCTGAATATTCTGCAAGATAGTTTTTATAATAAGTTCTTAGTGGAGAATTGACACTAGAAATAGTATCTTTTGCCTTCGATAAGTAAAGGAATTTTTCTAGAATCGTTGCTTGATTACCCGTAATGCTGCCATTGTCGTCAACAACAACAACGTGAATAGCATCGTTCTTTCCATTTCTATCTAATGAATATGCATTAGTTACAGGTCTTGGTGCTAATGATTTCCAGAAAATTGTTGCGTTAGAAAGACCGAGAGTTTGTTGATCATACCAATCAACTGCGGTTACAACTGGAAGAACTCCAACTCCTTTTCCTCCTCCACCATCAGTTCCGACACCTGATGAATTTACAAATGTTAAAGTCTTACCAACGGCAAAAGCAGCAGTTTCATTCCCTTGGGCATAAGTGAGTTGAGTTTCTGTATTTCCAGTGGAAACTCTGCTCACAATCTTAATGTCAATTGTGCTATTACCATTAGTCGCATCCGTAGACACACCAGTAACAATTGCTTTTACACTACCATTAAAAACACTAGTTGATCCACTACCAGCTAATGCGGTTGAAATACCAACAGTGACACCAAAACCAATTCTTGCACCAATTGCTCCTAAGTTTGTTGTTCCTATACCGATTCTTTGATCTGCTGCGTCGTCAATTTGACAAACTTTTATACCATTTGCCCAAGAACCTGGATTCTTAGCAGCATACGTGAAGTTCGTAGCAGATGAATAGTTTTCATTATAGTCATCAGTGCTTTTAATCTTGAGAGTGGTTGTGGATGCAATGCCAACACCAGCGTTTGCATTTTTGAGATCATCATCGTCTGTGCGAACAACTCTTAGAGTTCCGCCATATGCCAGATATGATGATGCACTTAACCAATACTCGTAGTGTGCATCTGTGCTATATGGTTTGCCAAAAGTATTGAGAAGATCTGCTTCATTCTCAATAAGAGTGGGTTCTTCAATTGGACCCACAGAAAAAGGACCTGCAATACCGCCAACGGTAGGGTTTACATTATCAGCTCTCCCTACGGTTAAATCAACCTCTCTAATTCTTATACCAGGAGATAATTGTGGAGTAGCCATTCGTTTTTTCTCCGAGACCTTAAAATTAACTAAAACTATTTATTATTTTGCTTCTTTGAGAGGGGAAATTCTGGGTGAACACTACCAATCAGGATACTCCCAATTCAAATTTAATTTTTTTCTGGATTTCATGACTCGATCTGATGTGCATGATTTACATTCATAAGAATATGAGGAGGCAACTGCGCCTCTATCTTTATGTGTTCTATAAAATCCATCGGTTAAACTTTTAATTTCTCCACAAACTCTACATTTTCGTTCATTTAATAATAGATGCCCAAATTTAAATTGATCATCTAATTCCATTTATCGATACTCCCACATATAAGATCGATCACCATATTCATCAGCGAACCATCGATCACCATCTACATCAACAAATGACGTATTATTGTTTAAACCATCAGAAATAAATCCAAATGGTGCCATGTCCTGTTCAATTTGATTTTTTTGTTCATCATAAAGTCTTTTTCTTACATCTTGATCAGTGAGTTCCTTGAAATAATCCTGAGCAACTAACCAAGAATAAATCACCAAACACATTGCCAGGTCATCATTACATCCATCCTCTGCTTCAAATGAATTGTTTTTTTGAATAAAAGTGGTAAGTTCAGAAATAATATCATAATCATTAATAAAAAGTTTATCCTCCTCAATCATTGTTTTAAGATTAAGAGCACCAATCTTTTTGACCGTCTTTGACATTTTTACACCAAGTTGAGTTTTCTTTCCAGAAAATCCTTGACCAACTATTTGACCTGCCCTCCCTCTCATGGAACACATCAAAAGATTTTGATATTCTAAATCATATTGAAGAATCGATGCAACTTGATCACCAACATCATTCACCTCACACAAAATAAAAGCATTATTATAACTCTTTGCTATCTCATAAATCACTGATGGAAAAAGCATTGGTTTAATCTCATTGTCTCTATATTTTGCTACTATTTTATGTGGGAACGTTGTGATGTCAACAACCACAAATGCTGAATAATCATTACCAACTCCTCGTGCGACATCAACTGTTACCAGATAATCATTATCTTTTATTGGTTCTCTGTATACGTCTATTCCAGCGTTTTTCTTAATTGGATTTTCATATACAAGAGATCTCAATTTACTTGGTGCAATAAGAGTATCAACTGATCCCAGAAATTCACATTCAAACTCCACCTTGAATTGAGATTCTGAAGTGTTTGCGATAGTTTGTCTTTTCCATTCGGAGTCTCTTCCAGGAACTTCTGTCCAATGAACCTCCGTTGGAATATACTCATTGTCACCTCTCTCAGCATCATGCCACATACGATAGAAATGATTCATACCGTGTGGTGTTGAGACAACTATGACTTTTGTGCTTTTACCAGAAGAAATAGTAGGATAAACAGATGCAAAGAATTGGTCTGCAATATGGTTTGGAATAAACGCGAATTCGTCGAGGAAGATGACATTATACGAACCGCCTCGGACAGCACTTGCAGATGTAGAAGCTGCCAATATTTTACTGCCATTTTCAAGCTCCAAACTACCTTTATTCCAAGATATGATACCTTGTTGTAACCATTTTGGTAAGTTTTCGTAAGCAAGTTGTAATCTTCCAAGAAGATCTCTTGCCGTTGATGCTTTGTTTGCAAGAATTGCTACATTTGCATTGTCATTAAAAACTGCATAATGAAGTAAGTATGAAACAACAGTGGTTGATTTACCAGTCTGTCGTGGCATCTTACAAATATTAAATCGATGATTATGAAAGTTTCGAATTAAATTTTCTTGAAATGGATACATTCCAAAAGGAATCAAACCTTCATCAAGAGAAACAATTTTTACATAATTTTTTGCAAAATAAACTGGGTCATCATTGCATTTGATAAATTCTTCAATTTGACTACCAGTGAACTCAATCGGAGTATTAGCCTTTTTGAGGTTTGGATTACCAAGATATACACCTTCAACCATTTAATCACCTCTATACTTTTATAGAATCATCTTCATTTTCTTTTACTTAAAAGAGTCCAAAAATCTTTTTGTTTTGTACCGCCATCATATTCCCAAGCATATCCTTCGTTAATCATTTGATTATTAATTGATAATTCTTCGCCATTGATATACAAGTGTCCGATGATACGACCATACTTTTCTGTGCTATCTGGAAGCTCAGTCTTGATAATAATATCCTTAGCACCTTCTAGATGCTTCTTCAACCACTCTTTCGATTCGAGTCCGAGTTTCTTTTCGTATTCGTCTTTTGTTCTGCTCTCAGGCGTGTCAATGCCCGCAAGGCGAATTCGCTTACTGAGAGTGATATCAAAACCAAGATCAATGTCAGCATCAATAGTGTCGCCATCTACTACCTTTGCGATTGAACGGATTCTGTAAATATA